GTACAACTTTATCAGTGAACATCTTCTTTGCATCTCCTCCAGATTTAGATAAAATTCCGAATCTGGAATCCCTGGAGACCGTAGCTTGGTGAACAACCTCCGAGCTTCCCATGAAGGAGAAACCAGACCGTCTATTCTTGAGGTAGCACATTCCATAACTTCTTGGATCAGCCTTGCACGCTTCCCAGAAATAGTAAAAAATTCTGTTTGCCTGTCTAAAGTCCGGTGATCCCACGTCGATTTTTGTCCAGTTAAGGTAGATATAGTGTGACCCTGTAATGTAAGTCGGGGCACCGTTGCACATGAACCAGTCACCATCATTACGCTTATTATACTCGCTGTCAATATAATCGTAGTACCTTTCTCTAGTATCTTCTGGAAGTAATTTAAAATCATATACTGTTTTTATTTTTTCTAAAGAAGTAGGCTTAAGTGTTTTTGTAAACACCTGCTCTTCTTTTTTTAATTCTTGACCATTAACATCTTTAGGCACCAAAGGCAATCCAACACGTAAATTTTGTATTTCGTATATTTCACCTAGAGTACCATCTTTACTAATGATAACACAGTCTAAATCTAAATTATATCCGTACTTAAATTTTTTGTGCTTGTTGTCGTTTTTAACATCTTTTCGTTTAAGATGATCGTCGTGTATAGCATATAGTGTTTGTTGATGCATTATTTAGTACGGCCCTCCACACCAAAAAACTCACGCTTTTCTTTTTTGCTATCTGCGTTCAACGACTCAAGCTCTTCTACTTTAGCCATCATAGCCATAGCATCTTCCATAGCTAATCTATAGGCTGATGCTGAAACTTTAACTTTTTCTGGATCTACTTCATTAAGATCCATCTTCTTATCCATAACTTTGATAAGTTCGTTAATAGCGTTTTCAGAAGCTTTTAGTAGTTCTATTCTTTTTTTCTTTATGTCCATAGTTGATAGTAATGTCTTGTGATAAAATTCTATATAATTTTTTATCATCTATGTTAAACTCATATTCAGAATCAGGTGTAAACCCAACCACATCTCCATAGGACAACCCTAAGGAGTTTAAATAATCATTTGTATATGTAAGCCTCCCTAATAGTTTTTGTTCGCTATCGGTGCTCCATATGTCTTCGTTTTCTATTGGTTCCACAAAGCAATACTGGATTGGGCAATGCCATTCACCGTTTTGCTTGTATGCGAATATTTGATCCTGAGCTACAGTGTAGTTATTTTCATCAATATAGTTACCAGAGTTTCTTTCGTTGCCTCTAACATCAAACCAGCGTCTGAATACATTGTGATGCACTATAACTTCATCGCCTGCTTTTATGGGTGTTTTAATATTAATAGGAGCATTAACAACAGTTCCTATTCTATTAACAAAATGATAATCTCTTTCTGTAATCTCAGTATTTAAAATTAATTCTTTGTCATCGACAGACACTTTATTGTCGTATCGATTATTAGTTGATATAATATAATTGTATAATGATTTCATTTAATAGTCTAGGTTATATTCAATTGATATAGCCATGTTACTATTAAAGTTTTTCCACGGCAGTTGTGTTCCGTTCTTTTCTATGTAAATTTTATACGATCCATTCTCCTCCAGTATGTCACATATCTTATGTCCTCCGTAAACTTCTTGTCCTACAGAGTAGTGCATTGCTTCATTCTTATAATCTTGACCAATGCTTATTTTTCTAATTAATTTCATTGTATTTATTTTAGTATGTCCAAATGGTAGTATCAGGCGCTCCTGGGTAACCAATACCTACGTGAACAAAATTACTTTTTCTTGAAATACCTATACGTTTAAAACCACATTTAATAGCCGCAGCAACTAATTTGAATGTTGCTTCACCGCCAACACATTTAATGTCAACAGCAGCTCCGTGCGCGTGTTCACCTGGCTTTTCTTTTTTAGCTTCAATAGGGTGATCTGGTGATCTATAAGATGAATTAATAACTATAGGGTAGCCATACTCTTTTCTAAGAGCATCAAGCATACCTAAAAGCTTTGGATCCATTTTATCCATATTACCTTTAAAATCATCTTGATCGTTAAAGTATTTCAATTTCATATTATTTAAGTTTTTTATAAATGTTTATTGAGGTATATATTATGGTTAATAATAATACTGCAGTTTGTAACATTGGGTTTAATCCCATATCCTGCGTGCTAGCAACTAATGCTGTTGAGTTTAATACGTATACTTTTATATCTGTGAATGTCATTTATGTTTATTGTTTCCCATTACTTTTTCAAACCCTCTACTTCCAAAATAGCCCATAAAAACTATTTGTAAAAGTGATTTCACTGTATCAAGCCCTTCTAATTGGTATGCCCATCCTATTACGAAGGCAACCGTTAAAAAAGCGAGTGTTAACGGGCGAACATTAGACGCAAGCCATGATCCACTTCTGGAATCAGCTACCCATCTTTTTGTTATACCATCAAATTCGTGTATTTCTTGCTCTAATTTTTTAAGAGCAATATCTTTATCTTCCTCCGGCATGTCAGACCCACCTATAATGGCTTTTATAACGCTGCCTACTGGAGTATCTCCTGCTATAGCACCTACGACGCCAGGAATTTTCTGTAGTAGAAATTTCCCAACGTCAGTGTCTTTAAATTTTTTCTTGCTCATTATTGCGGTCTATTTTAATATCCGTCCTATATTCAATTCGTATATCTTTAAGTTTTCCATTACACTTCGTTATAAAGTTGAGTTATTTCCGCTTGCGTTAAAACCCTGTTAAATGCTCTATAATGGTCTAAGTAAAAACGACTACCTGTGTAGGCGGAACCATTAGAATATGTTTGACCTACTGCTGTAGTTGCATTCAATGGAGTAGTAGGTGCTCCTCCTGAAGCTAAAGATGACGTTAATTGAACCTCTGTACCTCCATTTAAACTAAAGTGATGAGTTCCTGCGCTACTGTAACGATATGATATGAAATTCCAAGTATTTTGAGCAAACGATATATTGCTGTTTGTATATCTATAGTTACTTGTAGTCTGTCTAATTTGTGCTTGAACGGAAGTAACACCATCTACGTTATACATTGCAAAATTCCAAAAATTGTAACTAGAATCGTGTTTTTCCCATATATAGTAAAAATCATTTCCTGACAGATTGACTAAGTAAATCCAAAAAGTGATAGTTTCATTAGCTTGCAAGTAATTAGGCAAAGTTATTTGTCTGTTTGATGCATCTCCTAAATTAATAATTGAGTGTGTGCCTACTTTTGCAGAAGTGCTAAAGCTAGTTCCCGCTTCAGCCGTACCGTTATAGCCATTGCCAGAATCATCATTCATATTATTGTCAAACCTGTAAAATGATTTCACACTTCCATCTCCAAATGGGTCTGTATCATTTACCGCTGCACCTGAACTTATAAATAATCTTTTGTTCATATTATAAAGATATATCGAATGTAATTACAGCTTCTTTATCTGTTAAAGCATTAATAGCTGTTTCTTTTGTATCTACCGCAGATCTAATTGCATCACGTCTTGTAGATATTTCAGTTGGTATTGCAGTACCTTTTTCTGAGTTTCTTACTACCATCCAGTCAGTTTTTGCAAACTCAATATTAGCACTTGCTTTTAATTGAGCTATTTTATCAGCTTTCAAATCAGCTATGTCAGCTAGTTCTTTATCTACAACATCGTAGACAAAGCACTCTACTGGTATTTCTGTTTGTGCATCAAAACTCGGATGCTCATAAGAGCTATCAAAATGCAAGTTAGTAATGCTTTGAGTTATTTCGTTATAGCTAGGAACTACCACGTCATAAAAACCTAATTGCTTAAGTTTAAAATCAGGTAAAGTATTTGCTTTTAAAATAGTTTCTCCCGATGCACTCTTTAATGTTTTTGGTATAGTATTGTACTTTACAACCTTACCGCTTTCTAATCTTGCTTTCATTATGCTGCTGCTGTTCCTATTGATGCGTAATATACAGGCGTAGATGCGTCAACGCAGAGAACTTGTATTAAAGTTACTCCAGCTGCATCAACTGTATTTCCTGTTACTTCTCTAACCGATGCTGGTAATGTAACTGCAGACTCACCTGTCACAACAATATCTTTTACTGCCGCCAGTTGAGGATTTGTAAAAGTTAATGTTGTTGCTTCAGTTGTAGTTATATTAAATATATCCGCTGCGCTAAAATCGCAAGTAGCGGCTCCAGATGCAGGTGTTACTGTGGTAGCGACTCCTTCGAGTAAGCCACTTTTTACTTTTGTTTGTGCCATATTTTTTTTATTTACGAGAACGTTACTGATCCAGTTCCTGCTGTTATTTGTACTACTTTATCAGTGCCTACTATTGTTTCTGTTGATGTTAATCCAGCAGATACCGTACAAACGGCTTCTTGTGGAAATCTAAGTATAACTATTCCGGAGCCTCCAGACCCGGGAGCGAATAGAGCACTTTGGCTTCCGCTTGCCGAGCCACCACCACCACCTCCACCACCGGTGTTAGGTGTTCCGCTTGTTCGTGAAGCCCC